GTGCCCTGAGTATGCTTGGACCTCGGCCACGTCAGCATCCCGCATGTCTTGAGCGACAATAGGGATGTCTGCGCTGTTTGCAGTTCTGACGTAGCCTTTATTGGTCATTATACTCTCTTAGCCTTTTTCTTATAAACAGCCGTCCACTCAACGGAGCCAATGGATACCGGGTAGGGTTGGCTGGATTTAAGTTGGATGATCACTTCCTCATTCTGAGCAAACACTGGAAACTTGAACTCTCCTGTGTCCTTTGGAATGAGATCGACCACGTTATCAGGGTCACCTAAGAGCCTACCGTTAAACACGGATACCGACGTTTGGCTGCCCTTGGGGGTAACGTGAGCCTCGAAGTAAGACGTGTTGGTATAGATCACAGAGAAATAACGGAGCTGTAGCCGCCCATCTTGGATGGGGCTTTCACCCTCACTGCCTTTCTCTCGGAGATACTGACTTGAGAACTCATAGAGAAACTCGTAGTTGATCCCTGCGGTGATTTGGTTAGCCGTTACGTCACCGGGGATCACATAGGTGTTTGCGGCTGACTTGGTAACACCGTCGTATGGCGCAAATGCCCCTGCATCGGTCTTGTAGAACTCAAGGATCGCAGGGGTGTCGTAGGGGGTCACAACGGTTGTCTCGTCGGCGGTCCCGTCGTAGGTGATCGACGTGAAGTCTGCCTTGGTGATCTGGTGATCGAGCAACAGTTCCTTTTCGAGAATAGGCCCTATCAAGATACGGTCAATACGCACATCATCGCCCACCTTGTAGACGAGGTAGAGGTATCCCTCGAGAAACCCCATGCCCACGATGTTCACATTCTCATCGAAGGTCCACTTGCACCATGCGGATTGGATTTTCTTCCGCCCCGTGATGTACCACTTGTAGACGTAGAGTTCGTTGGGCTTGTCCTCAGAAAGGGCCAAGAACACGTCAGCCGCTGTGGATGCGGCCAGCCCTCGAATGTTCAAGGGAATGTATCTGGGAACCTGAACAGCGATGTCTTCGCCACTCACTGTCTTACGATCACCGTCAATGAAGATTTCCCGTGCGAGCGAGTGCGTGACACCCTCCGCGATGAAATATGCGCTTGACCCAACGGTCACAGGGGCGACCAGAGGTGAACACGGGTATCCTGTCGAGTTGGTGATGCCCACAGTTTCAGCGGATAGGACGTTGGCCGAGGACAAACGGAACTGTTGCTTGTCCGAGAAGAGGATCAGCTCGTCCGAGAATGAGGCTGCATGATACAGCGTCGAGACCCGGCCAGTGGTGGACGCGATGTCGATCAGGTCAGAGGATAGGAGCTGAACCATGGTGGTTCTATAGAAGTTTTCAAGTTTTGCCACCTCAGTCAGGATAACATTCTCACCTGACAGAAGACCTAGGCGACCTTTGAAAAGAAACATATTGTTGATCTTCTGACCGACGAAGCTGGGGTCGGGGTTACTATCTTCGTCCCCAACCAATCGGTCCTCCCAAGCGTTTTGACGGAACTCGAACTGGTTGGTCCCTACCTTCACGAGGACGTGGGGCATGGTTGCCGCGTCCAGACCGCGCTTGGCCTCATAGCCAACACTCTCGGTCCAGATACCATCCTTGAACTCGACCCAATAGCTACTGCCGGATTCCTCCAAGTCACCTTGAATTTTCACCAAGCGACCATTGAGTTCACTCGGAGGCAGATCATCGAACGCCTGAATGATGTCCGTATAGGATTCCATAGAGCCACCACCAAACTCATCGAGAATGGTGAGATTCTCTCCCGCTGCAATGTCCAGCGTGACGGTTGTGCCCACGGCCTCTGCGCTTAGGTAACCATTGGCCCGCATGTCCGCTGCCAGATTTCGAGCGATTTCTGCGGTGCCCTCAAGGGCAGTACCTGCAGTTGTGTTGGAGCTTGTGGCCGTCGATCCAGCCAAGGTGTCTCCCACGTAGACCGCATAGGTCACTGAGGCCACAGCCTTCTTGATGAACACGGAGCCTTTCAGTGCTGGGTTCCAACGAAATCTGCCAACACCAGTGATCGGTATTTGCAACGTGCTGGTGGTGACGTATGTGGGTCCTGCGACGGTAGCATCGTCAGGGACATCAAAGGTGATCGAGTTGTACGCTCGTTCAGCTGAGGTGTACCCTCGGGCGACCATGTCGTTGAAGAGACCTGTAGCGATGTCTATGAGAGTGTCTGAGGGGATTTCCGGCTGGATAGGCACGCCCGGATACCCAAAGGTTGCCGGCTGCGGTGTGGCAGATGTGTACTCCGCGTAGGTCGTCCCATCGACTGTAATGGTATACGTGAAGCTGTCCACGGCCTGATCGATGGTTACCTGCCCCACGGTCTTTAGGGATGCAGAGGCCTCAGGGATGTCTGTTGCCTGAACCATAATATCCGTGTTGAGCATGAACGTGGTATCAGCCACTGTGACAAAGCGCATCTTGCGCCAGATATCGGCGGTGGGCAGGTAATCCTTCCCATAGGGGAACGATACGGTCTGCTTTGTCCCTTCCTCGTCATACAACTCTAGGTCCCCATCGCCACACACGAGGATATACTTCTCGTTTGCGTCACGGTTAATCATGTGGACCGCTGCGGTGTCACTCACGGCCATGTTTGGGGATAGCTCACGGACGAACTCCGAGGGCGGTCTCTTGATCAACCCTGAGACCACTGAGGGGAACGCGTTCACCATCTGCTCACCTGATGTTTTCAGTCGTGAAGACGATGACTGTTGAGAAACCCCAGACACGAGGTTGGGGATCGTGTTTGCCACGAATGCCATGGTGGGGATTACTCCATTTTAGATCTTAATTATCGTTCTAGGTAACCGAACGGGTGGCGACGTACGGTGCCAGTAGTGGTCCAGTTATCAGTGAGTGCGTTGTTGCGTTCACTTTGAAGCTCGTCAGCCATGAGGATTGCCAAGGCCTGCATCTCGTCGCGCATGTCACTTCCGTCCTCGCGACCTTCCACTCTGTTTTGGAAGACCCTTGCCGCTTTCAAAGCGATGTACCGACGGGCTGGCTCGGGGAGTTCTTCGAATGTCAGGGCAATAGTGATCTGAGTCTTCACAACCTCAGTGAACCGGTATGTGCGGTTATCACGGTCGTAGAGAGTAGGCCCTCGAAGGACCACGTCTCGCCCCTCGTCTTCCCCATAGCTACGGACGGCCATCGTGCCAGACGGGAGTACAATGTCCCCATAGTTGTTAGGCGTCAGGGGGTAATTCTTATCGGTGTTCCAGTGCCAACCTCGGGATTGCAGCTCACGGTTCACCTTGCGTACGAAGTTGAGCGCAATCTGAGCATCTACACTGATGTCACCTGAGATTGAACTCACGGGCGCCTGTCCGATGTTCTCGAGGCACTCATTGACGGCTTCGAGTTCCGTCGTTGGCGTGATGAGGTAAGCCATCAGCGATCCTTTCTCGGGTAGGCTGAAAATACCCCCCTCTCGTGCGATACGAGAGAGGGTGTTGTCGTTTAGGTAATCGCTACCATACAGGAAGGATTAGTCCGCTGCGGTAAGCGTACGGATACCTTCGGGACGGACAGCGCCGTGGCCGCAAGCCATCTTGGAGACCATCAGGGTGCCCTGACGGCGGATGTCGTACTCGCTCTCGGAAGCCAGCTCCATCAGCTTGACGGTGGCGAGCGCGGTGCGCTGCATGACCAGAGCGGAGATGCCCGTCGTGTCCGTCATGTACTTCGTGTTGAAGTCAGGGTATTCAGCGGTGTTCGCTGTGTGGTCGATGCCGAGGTTGGGCGACTTCACGATGGACATGCCTGCAACCTTCATGATAGTACCAGCGGAGTACGAACCGTTGTCACCGAAGTCACGGTCGATCAGCTTGTCGCTCTGTACGAGCTTCCAGTATGTCGAAGGCGAGACGATCACAAAGCGATCATCGGCTGGCAGGTACAGTTCATCCATGGCAGCAGCTTCCTGGTAAATAGCTTCAACGATGGTAGCGACTGTTGGGGTTGCACCAATGTTGGTGTTGGTCGCAGCACCTTGGTCAGCAACGGCACCAGCGTCAGCAGCGGCTGCGGTCTTGACAGCCAACGAGATCAGCGAGCGGTCATAGGTTTGCGCGAGGGCAGCACCCATCTGCAGAGAGTATTCCGAGCGAACCTCATAGTGGTTCTTGGCTTCGTCAATGTTGGCGATGAAGCTGTCGGAGATCAGAAGGTCATCAATGGTCACGACTTTCTCGCCATGTTCGACCTTGCTGCCACGGATTTCAGCGCCGGGAGTGTGGTACTCAGCACCGATGCGACCGATGGCAGGGAATTGTGCCGACTTACCGCTCGTGATGTTACGAACGCGGGTCTTGTCGGCCATTACGGTGTTCGCGTTGAACGAGGACATAACCTCGCCCGAGAACACCTTGAGGAACAGGGCGTCGTTGGCACCGGCGAGATTGGCCTGACCAACGCGGCTAGGGTTAGCAGCAGTCATTGGGTAATCCTTTCTTAGGATTTGAAGTTTTGAAGGGGTATTTGCGCGAATTGCGCGGTTCACCTCAGGACTTCACAGCGCCACGTCTCATGGGTTATCCTCCGCAGAGGGCCACACGGTTGTGAGTTCGTTGTTTTTGTCTTGTTTGGTGGGATAGAGTGGTTAGCTAGACGCACTCGTGGAGACACCAGCAGCACGGCGGCGGACCGATTTAAGATGTCGGCCCTCTACTGGTGTCTTCATGAATGCGCCGGGGACCCTTCTAAGGCCCCCAGCGTGTAGTAGTAGTTATTTCTTGGATCGGTTCTTCGAGCTGGACATGATCTTGAGGTTTGATGTACCGTTACCGGCTTCCGTTCCTCGTTTGTGATCCACGTCCTTGCCTTTAAGTGCAGCCTTGCTGTGCTTCTTGATCATAAGACGACGAGCCGCATTTCGAGCGACACGCTTCTTGACCTGCTCAGGACGAGCTTGGTAGGATTTGTCATATTTGGAATACTTGCGACCTGATGGTGCAGCCATTTTTCTTATCCTTGCAGAGGGAAGAGTAACCCTGTCCCTCCATCAGGGAGATACTACTAGGATCACCTCCTCCCGTGAGTACGTTCGAAACCATATCGGTTCCTCCAAAGTTACAGGATATTGGATCGTCCCAGCTTGGCCTCGACCTTGGCGCGGAACGCGGGGTTCTTGGCGTACTCAGGATTAGACATATCTTTCATTAGATCAGCAGTGCTTTCGTACACGGCAGCACCTGAGGTATTCGGCTTACCCGAGAGTTGACGACCGGGTTCAGTACCGTTGACACTCTCGTACTTGGCCGAGAGATCACGAATGGCCATCTTGACCGCCGAGGGGTTGCCCGTCTCCAGGACCGAGTTGAACTCGTCAACCTCAGCATCCGACAGGTTATCACCGGCCCACGCGGTCAGCTTATTGTACGCCTCGATGTCACCACCGATAGGCTCGAGCAGCTCCTTCTGGGCCGCTGTGGCCTGAGCTTCCTGACCTGTGATGTAGGACTGAACCATGTCCTCAGTGATGCCAACCTTAGAGAGCGCCTCAAGGCTTTCCTTGGACAGCTCACCGCTCTCAGCGTACTCCTTGCTAAGGGCATCCATATCGAGACCAGCTTCATCGACAGCCTTCTCAGCGGTAGCGTCAGTGTCTTTGTCGCCAGGTGCCTCGCCTTTACTCTTGGCCTTCTCGAGTTCAGCATAGGCCTTAGCCATGTCCTCAGGTGTCTTGAATTTCTCAGGGAGCCACTCGGGGCGCTCTGGGGTTTCATCCTCACCGTTCAGCTTTGGTTCATCCTTAACCGCCTTGTCAGCATCTTGTGCGGCGGCAGCAGCTTCCAGACTATCGTCTTTCTCGTCTGCTTTAATGGTTACTTGTTCTACCATGTTGATTTAGCCTTCTTGAGGTTGTACAGCCTGACGGACTGCCTCGGAGCCTTCTTTGGCTACGGCGGGCACAGCTTTCTCAGCCATCTGAGCCATCATCTGTTGCTGTTGTTGTTGTTGAGCTTCTGCCCGTTCTTTCTCGAGTTGCTCTTGGGTCTTCACGAGACCGTCGAGGTCGATACCGAGGGCGGTGCCGATACGGGTAATGTAATCACCCACGTTCATGTACTGTCCCAGAACCTCAGGCCCGAGGGGCGCGAGTGCTTTGAGCAGCATGTCGTATTTGGTAAGATCATGGCCACGTCCCAGTGCTTCCAGACCAGTAACAATAGTTGGCTTGGCGACACCATCGGGCAGCGAGGGGAGCTTCTTCTGCCTTGTCAGGCGGTCAATAACACGCATGACGTAGGGCAACTGATACTCTTGCGAGAGGATCGAGTAGACACCACCTAGGGCATCCTCGAGTTCACCCGCCATGTAGCGGACTTCCTCTGCCGTGACTCGTTC